GTATTACTAATACCAGCTACCACTAATTTTGCTGCTGGTGTTATTGTTCCTATTCCAACCTTGTGATTTGTTGAATCAACGTGGAAAGTAGGAGAATCAACAGTCAAGTCTTTTGTCCCCAATAGATTGAGAGCTGCGTCTGTCGACCAAACATTTGTATCAGAATTATAAGGTTTTAAATGAAACTCATATGCTTTAAGATATAATCTTCCACTATTTGTCTCTCGAATTAAAGTCCCTGAGCCTGAAGTAGATATTGTCAACTGTCCTGTTTGTCCCCCTGTTGTATCTTGCTGTTTGAAACTGCCGTCATAAACATGGAGTTTCTCACTTGGTGTTGCTGTTCCTATTCCTATTTTACCATCATTTTTAATTGTTAAAGCTTCTATTGGTGTTGTTCCTACAAAGAATTTATGGTCTCCGTATCCTACTGAAGCAGTATTTCTTGCTCTATAAATTGCTCTTCCTACCTGATTAAAAGGGTAAGCTCCACCACCGCCGCTTGCAGCTATTAGTATACCATTACCTGATTGTAAACTCCAGTCACTACATAAACCTACAGAATATAAAGCACCATTTACTATAGAATTTGCAGTTGTAAGTGTTCCTGTTGCTGTGTCGCCTGTGTTCAATAAGAAATGGTCTGCTGTATCAACAGCCGCGACAGCTTCGGCATCCGTGTATTTTGCGTGGTGTGCGCTGGCTTGTAGTGCATGCGCCGCAATTTGCGCGTCTGCATAGTTTGCAATCACGGCGTCTTGAGTGTTGACATATCCTTTGTTGACTAAATCAACATCAGTTACGGGGTCATCTCTCTTGATGCCGCGGACATGGTCGCCTGACAAATTCGGCAGGATTATTTCATTTCCTATTTGAATGGGCTGCCCTTTCAGCTGCTTTAGAAGTCTGGATTCTTTGCTCATCTTTTCCGGCTGCCTTCATCTATACCCGCTTTGTTTCTCGGCAATACAGTTGAGTGAAGCCCATGCTTGCCCTGCGTTTGCAGATTGACAACCCTTCCTTCATGCTTGGAGTCTGCATCTGTGCCTGTAACAACAGGGTATTTCCTTTTCAGCTCCTTGCATCCTGTCGCGACATATACCATTAATGCAATGTAGCTTAAGAAGTATTTAAACTTTATGCTGCCAAGATAGAATAAGCGTAGCCTACGCCTTCGCTGCACATGATTGTTACGTTGTCCGCTGCCAGCGGCGCTGTTTCCAAGAATGACAGCCTTGAAGAAAATTCATTCCCGTCTGAGAAAATTATAGCGCCGACAGCTGTGCCGTTGTCTGCGCCTGTTCCGTCATCTGCAAGGTCAAATTCCAAATCCCAATGATTTTGCAAAACTGCCGCTTCCACTGATGTGGGGTTATTCATGGATCTCAAAATGTCTGCCCGTGATAATGCGCACGCGTCAGTTGTCCCGCTCCAAATGCTCACCTGCGAGATATACCCCTTGAATTCCTGCGTCAATAATCCTCCGCCTGCAATAGAATCAGCTGCGCCTATATGCGCGCCGTTTATAGTATCCAAATCATCAAACCATTGTGAGGGCTCTGTGGCAGTAGTCCAGGTTAATGCCTGCTCCACGCCGTCAATATAAATTTTCAGCATAGCTGCATCCTGAACGACTGCAATATGATGCCATGTGTGCGGCTTGATTGTTCCAGCTGCCGTGTTTACATCCAGCCTTGTTGAGGGACCTGTATCAACAGCCATAACCCAGATAGTTCCAGCTTCAACAGAAATATGCATGTATTCAACTGCGCCTGAATTTCCCGCGCCGAAGATTGTATATGTTCCCGTGTCATCAGGCACCATTATCCACGCCGCGAATGTTCCCTTTGTGTGGCTTCCTGCAACCATTGCAGCTGCGGCTGCATCAACCTGCACGCCGTCATCAACATCGCCGCCGAGAAATCTTATGCCTCTCTTGACTGGCTGCAATGCCCCGCAAACAAAATACAAATCTGTGGTTGCCATTATGCTGTTTTCAATACCCCTGCTGTTTCCAGCGCTAATAGAATTTCGTTTATTTGGGTTGTTATGAGATTAAGCACGACTGCCAGCTCAGTTCCGTCGATTGCCCCTGCGTCGTCTATATCTGTCTTGGCATAATTAGTTTTGCCGTCTGCAATGTGAGCAGATGCCGGCTCATCTCTTTCATGTTTCATTTTTAAGATGCGCCTGTAATGATATGGACCGCAAGCGGGTCAGTCAGGATTGCTTTTCCTTCTTCCCAAACTCTGATCTTCTTTCCGATGCCGGGCTCGTCGATGACTACAGATGTAATCGGCATGAATTGCTTGTATGTGCAAGCCCTGTTCTGCACCCATGTAACTACCCAGTCTGCCGTTGCATTATAGCTTACTACAACCCTCAAGCCGACCAGTCCCATGACTACGCCTTTCTCGATTGATTTGCTTGCAAATTCAGGGATGCTTGAGCCCTTGACGCTTATTAAGAAATTCAAAAGTGATTTATGCTCCAGCGGGGACATCAGGCAAACTGCTCCCTCAGGATCATACCCCGCGATTCTTATCTCGTATTTTGCGTTCAGCAAATCAAGAATCGGATTGCATGTTGCAGTTGTGCTCCAGCCGTCTGTTGCCGCTGTGTTGTTTACATTTGTCGGGTTTGGCGTTCCTGATACCGTCGCTTCTGTCAGGACATCGTAGATTTCTCTGTCCACTTTGAAAGCGACAGCATCAACCAAGTCCCTTACATTTGTTCCGAGAACATCCGGATCGCTGTCCTTGATGTCCTCTATTGTAATCATGGGAGATTCCACAAAGAATTTCTTTACATAAGAAGTGTGCCTTTCCCATTTTTGCTCGGCAGCAAAAGGTCGTGCGCCGAATGAAACATTAGCCATTAAGGATTTTGTTACGCCTGTGGTTGTTGGAGTGTCAAGCGCTGTCATGGCAGTTGCCAAAGACTGCCCTTTCCTATACCAGCGTATCTCTCTTGCGTTTGTCTTAGAAACCTGAACAAATTTTTTCATAATGCTGGCTTCTTTGCCGAATCCTTGGGCGAGCTTGGATATATTTATGCCACGGATATCTGCTTCTGCTGAGCTGTCGTATGTCATTTTAACCAGTCCCCAGTTCCATTAGGAACGTGTCCCCGTTTGTTGCAGATTCTAAAGCCTTGCCCCAAATTCTTCCGAGCTCGGCGTCCCCTGCTTCTGCATCTCTAAACTCATTATTGGCTTCAATTTTTATCGGAAGCCCTGCGGTTACTCCAGTTGTTCCTGCTTCAACCTTGAAGATTCCCCGCCTGTAAACTGCAATCATCAGCTTGCCGTCAGCTGCAATCTTTTCTTCTTTTGCTATTCCGCCAAACAAGTCATTACCCGCAGATGTTGCTGCAACTGTGAAAGGGTCGCCGATTTTTAGGCATTGCCCCTTTGCTATTGCCGCGTCTGCGCAAGTCATCATAATAGGTAGGTCGGTTTCGACCATTAGAACTGCCATTGAGTTTGCCATTTTATCCTTTATAAAGCAATTAACTATTTAAATCTTTCTTTTCCTTGTGTTCCATAGCGATTCTTTGGTTGGCAAGGTTGAGTATTGTTTCGTTGATTATCATTTCTCTTTTGCCCTGGTCTATTGCAAGAATCACTTTGTCCCTGATGTCCGTCCATGCAGCTTCCTCTTTCGTGCCTATTTTGATGCCCAAATCCTCAGGCATCTTTGGTTGGGATTTCATTTCTCATCACTTTTGCAGCATACTCCTCAGGCGAGTCTTCCGGCGGAGCTGGGATGTTTGCTTCTGTCTGCCCGCTCAGAGTTTTCTCGACGATAAGGGCTTCCTGCCTTGATATTAGCTTCATCATTTCTACGTTTGCCTTTTCCAGTCTTTCAGCTGCGGCATTTGCCTGCTCTATTTTTAAGTCTGCCTTAGTTTTCTTAGGCTCTTCTTCTTTCTTTTCTTCTTCCATGTTCATCACCAATATTTTGCTTTCCTTCCCCAGTATTTGAAGAATTCCAGCCCCATTCCCACTAAAAGGGGAATCATTCCCAGATATTTTCCTGTGATTATTGCAGCTGTCCCCGCTCCTGTGAGCGCGATTGCAGCTGTGTTTATCAGAGTTTCTATAATTGGTTTTGATTTTGTTTCACTCATATCGATCACCTTTATTTTTAACATTATAATAGCCCGAATCCAAGCCTGCTTCTGCCTGATTCTTCCTGTATTTTCATGAGCTGCTTTCTGTAATCCAGCCAGAATTTTGCCAGCTCTTCTGCTTGCAGCCG